ATATACGTATGGTTCCAATCAAGGTTCATCATCAGTAGATATTCTTAAAGAGGCATTATTTAAGTTTCAGTTGGAAAGGGATGCATTAACAGGAACACCTTATGAACTTTCTATTGTATGTGCTTCTAATGCTAATGGTGCAGATATTCACGCTTCTATGGACTGGGAAGAAATTAGTAGGTAACAACTATGTCTGATAATATCTATTTGGGAAATCCAAACCTGAAAAGGGCAAATACACAAATACAATTCACTGAAGAACAAATCATTGAATTCTTAAAGTGTAAGGAAGATCCTGTTTATTTTGCAAAGAATTATATCAAGATTGTTTCTCTGGATCATGGTCTTGTTCCGTTTGAAATGTATCCATTTCAAGAGAAACTTGTAAAGAACTTCCACGAAAATAGATTTAACATTTGTAAGATGCCACGGCAGACTGGTAAATCAACCACCTGCGTATCCTACCTGCTCCACTATGCCGTGTTTAATGATAATGTGAATATTGCTATCTTAGCAAACAAAGCATCTACTGCAAGGGATCTTTTGGGAAGATTGCAACTTGCATATGAGAATCTACCGAAGTGGATGCAGCAGGGTATTATATCATGGAATAAAGGATCACTTGAATTAGAAAATGGATCTAAAATTTCATCCAACTCAACCTCATCATCTGCTGTTCGTGGTGGATCTTATAATGTCATCTTTTTGGACGAATTTGCTTTCATTCCAAATCACATTGCTGATGACTTCTTTGCATCTGTTTATCCTACTATTTCTTCTGGACAGAGTACGAAGGTAATTATTGTTTCCACACCTCGCGGTATGAATCACTTCTACCGCATGTGGCATGACGCTGAGAGGGGTAAGAATGAATATATTCCTACAGATGTCCATTGGTCGGAAGTGCCCGGTAGAGACGAAGCATGGAAGGCACAGACGATTGCAAACACTAGTGAGCAGCAGTTCAAGGTTGAGTTTGAATGTGAATTCTTAGGTTCGGTCAATACATTAATTAATGCGGCAAAACTTCGCAACCTAGTTTATGATGATCCAATAAAAAGAAATGCTGGACTGGATGTTTATGAACATCCAAAAGAAGACCATAATTATTTGATTACGGTTGATGTTGCTCGCGGTATTGGTAATGATTACTCTGCCTTTATTGTGTTTGATATCACAAATTTTCCATATAAAGCTGTTGCAAAATATAGAAATAATGAAATTAAACCAATGCTATTCCCAAGTATTATTCATGAAGTTGCAAAGGGATATAATAATTCTTGGTTATTAATTGAAGTCAATGATATTGGAGATCAGGTAGCAAATATTCTTCATTTTGATTTAGAGTATGATAATGTTTTAATGTGCTCTATGAGAGGTAGGGCAGGACAAATTGTTGGTTCTGGTTTTAGTGGTAAAAAATCTCAACTAGGTGTCAGAATGACTGCCGCAGTTAAGAAGTTAGGTTGTTCTAACTTGAAAACTTTGATGGAAGATGATAAATTATTAACTAATGATTATGATATTATCTCAGAACTGACTACTTTTGCACAAAAACACAATTCTTTTGAGGCAGAAGAAGGTTGTAATGATGATTTAGCAATGTGCCTTGTAATTTTTTCTTGGTTGGTTGCTCAGGATTACTTTAAAGAAATGACGGACAATGATGTTCGTAAAAGAATTTATGAGGAGCAGAAAAATCAAATTGAACAAGATATGTCACCTTTTGGATTTATTTCAGATGGGTTGGAAGATATGAATGTAACAATTGATGTTGAAACGGGAGATAGGTGGATTGTAGCAACAAAAAATGGTGATGAAAATAATCCTTTAGAGACATGGAATTTAGATGAATATGGTGATAGGTCATATATGTGGGAATATAATTAATTAAAGGGTAGGAAATTATAAATACTTTTAGATAATTCTGGATAGTACGGAGAATAAAGATGCCGCTAAATTTAGCATCTCCTGGAATTGTAGTAAGGGAAATTGATTTAACCACTGGAAGAACACAACCATCGTCCAATAAAACTGGAGCAATTGTTGCACCCTTTGCTAAAGGACCTGTAGAAGTACCAACTTTAGTAGAAAATGAGAACGATTTATTAAAAAATTTCGGAGAGCCATATGCTACCGATAAACATTATGAGCATTGGTTAAGTGCATCATCATATCTAGCATATGGTGGATCTTTAAGAGTAGTAAGAGCAGATGATGTTGATTTAAGAAATGGATTTGTTCCTACTTCAGATGGTGCTGCTTCTAGTGTAAAAATCAAAAGTTTAGAGCACTATAAAGAACTGGGATATGATGAAAACACTCTCAATGGAGTTGTAGTTGCATCAAGAAATCCAGGTTCTTGGTCTAATGGCATTAGAGTAGCAATTATTGACAGTAAAGCAGATCAAACTTTATCTGGAATTGTTACCTCTAGTTTATCAATTGGAATGGGAGTAACTCAATCAGTTGATGGAAGACAACTTGCAGGTGTTGGATCTACTTCTGTTCTTGATGGATATCTCAAAGGAATCATTACCGAAATTGGTTCTTCATCCATTTCGGTAAAAGTTCTCAATCATGTATCTAATGTTGGAAATGAAAGTGTAGTAGATTATCAACCATCTGGTGTATATGCATTTTCAACGTCTGGGACAGTAGGATTTACTTCAACTTCACAGACAACTTCATTCGGATCAACTACTTATACATCTACACTTGATTGGTTTGATCAACAAACTATAGGTCTTACAAGTACTTCATCAATTTATTGGAATAATATTGCACCAAGACCAGGAACTTCTGCATATGCTGCAGCAAGAAACTCAAGATTTGATGAAGTTCATGTAGTTGTAATTGATGCTCTTGGAACAATCACAGGTAATGCCGGAGCAATTTTAGAAAAGCACACAGGTCTTTCTAAAGCATCTAATGCAACATTCTCCGTTGGAGATCCTTCATATTGGAGATCTTATCTTTCAAGCAATTCTTCATATATCTTTGGACTTGGAGCACCTACAGGAATTGTAACTACAGGATACTCTTCCGATTTTAATCTTGCAGATGATGTTGCATGGGATCAAGAAGCAGATGGAATAATCTTTGCAGCCTCTGGATCATCAACAAACACTTTAACTGAAGGTAAAGATTATAGTGGAAATGCTAACATTGAAGAAACTAATTCCCTTAAAGTTGATCTTTCAGGTCTTTCATCTGGATATGATTTATTTGAAAATACTGAAAACTTTAAAGTAGATTTTCTCTTAATGGGTTCTGCCGCATATGAGAAAGAAACTGCACAGGCACTTGCAAATAAAATTATTTCTGTTGCAGAATTGAGAAAGGATGCAATTGCATTTGTTTCACCATATAGAGGTTCTCAACTAACTGACACTTCTTCTCAAACCAGTGTGACAGTGAGATCTGCTGCGGATATTACAGATAAACTGATTTCATTCTATTCCCCAGTAGCATCTTCATCATATGGAGTATTTGATAGTGGATATAAGTACATGTATGATAGATTCTCAAATACTTTCAGATATGTCCCATTAAATGGTGATATGGCTGGACTTTGTGCTCGTAATGATATTAATAACTTCCCATGGTATTCTCCAGCAGGAACAACAAGAGGTGCGATTTTAAATGCAGTTAAACTTGCATACAATCCAACAAAATCTCAAAGAGATGTTCTTTATAGCAATAGAATCAATCCAGTAATCTTCTCACCTGGAGCTGGAATTATTCTATTTGGAGATAAGACTGGTTTAGCAAAAGCATCAGCATTTGATCGTATTAATGTTCGTCGTCTTTTTGTATATCTTGAGGATGCTATTTCAAGAGCAGCAAAGGATGTTTTATTTGAATTTAATGATGAGATTACCAGAACAAACTTTGTAAATACTATTGAACCATTCCTTCGTGATGTTCAATCAAAGAGAGGAATTTTTGATTATATCGTTGTTTGTGATGAAACAAACAACACTAGTGCAGTGATCGACAATAATGAATTTATTGCCGATATTTACATCAAACCATCAAGATCAATCAATTATATTGGACTTAATTTTATTGCCACCAAAACTGGTGTTGATTTCCAAGAAGTCATCGGTAACTTTTAATTTAGAGGTTTAAAAAACTATGGCAACTAGACAACAACTAAATCCACCTCCACTAAGAAAGATTACTGACTTCAAAAGTAAGTTAACTGGTGGTGGTGCTCGTTCTAACTTATTTGAAGTCGTTCTTTCTTTCCCAGATATTGCTGCAGCAGACATTAATGTTCTAGATAAAGCAAGATTTTTGGTCAAAGGTGCAAATTTACCAGCATCAAATGTAGCTCCACTAGATGTTCCATTTAGAGGAAGAACTTTAAAAGTTGCTGGAGACAGATCATTTGAAAGTTGGACAGTAACTGTAATCAATGACACCGATTTTTCAATCCGTTCTGCTATGGAAAATTGGATGAATAAAATTAACAGAGTTTCTGATAACACTGGTGAAACTAATCCAGCATCATATACTGCAGATGCATTTGTATACCAACTTGATCGTGATGGATCTACTTTAAGAGCATATCATTTCTATGACATTTTCCCAACATCAATTGGAGCAATTCCTTTGGATTATAATACAAGTACAATTCAGGAATTCCCCGTAGAGTTTCAAATTCTTTGGTGGGAAGCTGTTAAAGGTAATTCACCTTCTGCTGGTGGGGAAGACATCAACTAAATAGTTTATACAAGCAATTTAAGTTTATAAAATGGCGAAACTTTTTGGTTTTTCAATTGAAAATAATGATAAAAAATCTAAGTCTATAGTTTCCCCCGTACCTCCAAATAATGAGGACGGGGTTGATTATTTTATTCAATCTGGATTTTATGGCCAATATGTAGATATTGAAGGAGTCTATAGAACAGAATATGATCTAATTAGAAGATATCGTGAAATGGCACTTCACCCAGAATGTGATAATGCCATAGAAAGTGTTGTTAATGAAGCAATAGTTAGTGATTTATATGATTCTCCAGTAGAAATTGAATTATCTAATTTAAATGCTAGTGATCGTTTGAAGGAAATTATTAGAGCAGAATTTAGATATATTAAAGAAATGATGGACTTTGATAAAAAGTGCCATGAAATTTTTAGAAATTGGTACATTGATGGACGTTTATTTTATTTAAAAGTCATTGATCAAAAAAATCCAGAATCAGGTATTCAGGAATTGAGATATGTTGATCCAATGAAAATGAAGCATGTTCGTCAAGAAAAAAAGACTGAAAATCAATTAGAAGGATATAGAAATTTAAATTTAAGATCTGGAAATGATGCAGATCAATATGCTTTTCCAGAAATAGAAGAGTATTTTGTTTATACTCCAACTCCCAATTTTCCATCAGGAACAATTAGTGGTGGATCTAAAAAAGGAGTCAAAATTGCAAAAGATTCAGTAACTTATTGTACTTCAGGATTAGTAGATAGAAATAAAGGTACAATACTTTCATATTTACATAAAGCAATCAAGGCACTCAATCAACTTCGTATGATTGAGGATTCTTTAGTCATTTATCGTCTTTCGAGAGCACCAGAAAGAAGAATTTTTTATATTGATGTTGGAAATCTTCCTAAAGTAAAGGCAGAACAATATCTCAAAGAAGTGATGAGTCGTTATCGTAATAAACTTGTTTACGATGCAAACACTGGAGAAGTTCGTGATGATAGAAAGTTTATGAGTATGCTTGAAGATTTCTGGCTTCCTCGCCGTGAAGGTGGTAGAGGTACTGAAATCACTACTCTTCCAGGTGGACAAAATCTTGGAGAACTTTCAGATATTGAATACTTCCAAAAGAAACTTTACAGAGCACTAGGAGTTCCTGAAACTAGAATTGCTGGTGGTGGTGATGGATTTAATCTTGGAAGATCCTCAGAAATTCTTCGTGATGAATTAATGTTCTCGAAATTTGTAGGTAGATTGAGAAAAAGATTCTCAAATTTATTTAATGATATTTTACGCACACAATTATTACTAAAAAATGTCGTTTCCCCAAAAGATTGGGAACAAATGTGTGATCACATTCAGTATGACTTTTTATATGATAATCATTTTGCCGAATTAAAAGAAGCAGAACTACTTACAAACAGATTAACATTAGCAACAACTGTAGAACCATTTATTGGAAAATATTATTCTACGGAGTATGTTCGTAAAAAAATACTACGTCAGACTGATTCTGAGATTATTGAAATTGATCTCCAAATTGAAGATGAAATTGCTAAAGGTATTTTACCAGATCCAAATGCCCCCGTAGATGAAATGGGAAATCCAATCCCACAAGATCAGCAACCGCAAGATATTCAACAAGGAGCAAGTGGAGAAGTACCTATGGAACCATCTGTAGATACTTCCTCTTTAGAAATTCCACAACCTAAAGGTGGGAAAATATAAATAATCGTATAAATATAAAATCAATTTTTATGGAAGAACTTATCGATTTGATTGCTACTGATGAATCACCTTCAAAGGTGTCCGAAAAAATTAAAGAATTACTATATGCAAAAACTGCAAACAGAATAGATGCTGTTCGTCCAGAAGTTGCATCAATAATGTTTGATAATGAAGAGACTTCTGGAGATGATGAATAATGGCTATAAAAATAGTTCAAAACGTCAATAGAATTTCCCCCACAGTTTCTACGGCTGCTACTAGTAATCCTATTGCGTTAAAAAGTGGATATATTAGAGTATCTACTGGAGTCACTGCAGTGTATGTTGAAACTGGTGGTGATCCAATTGTAACCAATAATTCTTTCCATTTGCCACCTTATGGTAGCGAAGTATTGAAAGAAAGAATTGCTAAGCAACAAATTGCAGGTATTACTACAGGAACATCAACTGTAATTTTATTTTCAAATAATGCTGGCAATCCCTTTCTCTTGGGAGATTATGTAACAATTGAAAATGCACAACCATCTGGAATTAATACAGTTCACCAATTAGTTACATCATTGACAGATTCATCAATCACAATATCAGCAAATACATCAAGTATTGTTGGAATAATTACAACTTCAGGATCTACTGTTTCGAGAAGTGTGAAAGTGTCTGCTATTGCTGAAAGTTCTTCGACAAATGTCAGTATAACAGAAATAGTCCAATTAGTTTCCGAATAAAAAAAATGAAACTCATCACAGAAGAAGTATCACAAGTTAAATTTATTACTGAAGGAAAAGGATCTCAGAAAAAACTGTACATTGAGGGAGTTTTCCTTCAAGGTGATATTTGTAACCGTAATGGAAGAATGTATCCAATGGATACTCTTTCTCGTGAGGTAAAGAGATATACAGAGTCCTTTATCAATAAAGGTCGTGCTCTTGGTGAACTAGGACATCCTGATGGACCTACAGTAAATCTAGATCGTGTTTCTCATAAGATTGTTTCCCTCGAACAGAATGGAACAAACTTTAGAGGAAAAGCACAACTTCTTGAAACTCCTATGGGTAAGATTGCAAAATCTCTCATTGATGAAGGAGTAATGCTTGGTGTTTCTTCTCGCGGTGTTGGATCATTAAAAATGACCAATGAAGGTCATAAAATTGTTGGTGAAGATTTTATGTTAGCAACCGCTGCTGATATTGTTGCTGATCCTTCTGCTCCTGATGCATTTGTTCAGGGAATTATGGAAGGCAAAGAATGGATTTGGGATGGAGGAATACTTCGTGAAAAACTCCTAGAATCTACAAAACGTAGAATTAATACTTTAGTAGATGAAAGAACTCTCAGTGAACATAAAGTTAATTTATTTCAAGAGTTTCTTTCAAATCTTTAAATTATAAATAAATATAGATTATAACACAATCAATCTAAAATGTCCGTTGGTAGAAATTTACAAGAAATGGAAAACGTAGTAACCAAAGGGGCTGCATCTGCCGAACCAATGCACAACATTGCACAGAATCCTTCTGGCGTAATGATTCCAGGACAAACTGGTGCTTGGGAAGACTTAGGCGGTCCAACTCCACAGAATTATCGCCCAGATGATAGTTCCGCAGCATTAAGAACTCCTGGAGCAACTCTTGCTCAAGTTAAGAATGTAGTTAATGCAAAAGCTAGTGCTGCAGAAGGCCCAAGAACTTCCGCTACTCCTGTTGCTGCTCCAGGTCAAGGTGTGAGAGAAGAGACCGAAGATGATGAAGATCTTATTGATGAAGAAGAATTTGATGAAGATGAAGAAGTAGTTTCTGAAGCTTCTGAAGAAGACGAAGACGAAGAAGACGAGGACGAAGAAGAGGAAGAAGATAAGAAAAAAGGTAAAAAGAAAGTGGAAGAAGAGTTCGACATCGAAGAAGATGTAAATGCTCTTCTTGCAGGTGAAGATCTTTCTGAAGAATTCCAAGAAAAAGCACGTACTATTTTTGAAGCTGCTATTAAAACTAAAGTTAGTGAAATCAAAGAGCAACTTCAAGAAACCTACGAAAATGCTTTAATCGAAGAAGTTGAATTTATCAAGGAAGAATTAACTGAAAGAGTTGATTCCTATCTTGAGTATGTTGCTGATGAATGGATTCAAGAAAATGCTCTTGCAATTGAGCAAGGTATTAAAACCGAAATGACTGAATCATTCCTTAATGGAATGAAGCAACTTTTTGAAGATCATTATGTTTCAATCCCTGAAGATAGATATGATGTAATCGAGAGTATGGTAGATAAACTTGATGACATGGAAGAAAAACTCAACGAGCAAATCGAAAGAAATGTTGCTCTTAATAAAAGATTAGCAGAGTCAGTTGCTGATGTAATTTTTGCAGATGTCGCTGAGGGTCTTGCACTTTCTCAGAAAGACAAACTCGCTTCTCTTGCCGAAAATGTTGAGTTTGATGGTGAGGAAAACTATCGTGAGAAACTGGTAACACTGAGAGAATCTTATTTCTCATCAAATACTAGTGCTCAAAGAAATGACTCTGAAAATTTATCAGAAGAAGTTTCTTATAATGAACCTGATCACTCAGTTTCACCAATAATGGAAGCATATCTTCAAACTCTTAGCAGAGTCGCTAAAAACTGATTTTTAGATTATAAAGTCAAACAAAACTTTTTTTCAAAGAGGTAAATTTCAATGCAGATGTACAACGCAGAATATCTGCAGGAGAAGTGGGCACCAATCCTTGATTATCAAGGAATGGATCCAATCAAAGATTCACATCGTAGATCGGTAACCGCTATCCTGCTCGAAAACCAAGAAAGAGAACTTCGTGAAGAGCGTTCATTCCTTTACGAAGCTTCCCCAACCAACTCTGCCGGTACTGGCGGATTTAGTGGCAGTGCTGCAGGTGGCACTGGAAGCCCAGTAGCAGGTTTCGACCCTGTTCTGATTAGTCTTATTCGCCGTTCAATGCCTAATTTGATCGCTTATGATCTTTGTGGCGTTCAACCAATGAATGGTCCTACTGGACTTATCTTCGCAATGCGTTCACGTTATCAGAACCAGTCTGGAACTGAAGCATTCTACAACGAAGCAGATTCGGCATTCTCTGGTCAGAACAACAGTCGTAATCGTACCGCAGGATTTATTGATGGTACTGTTGGTTTAGGTACTACCAGTCAAGCAGGTTCTAATCCTTCAATCCTTGATGCAACCAATGCTAACCAGCAAGCATATAATGTTGGCGAAGGTATGACAACTGGTGATTCCGAAGCTCTTGGCGACGGAAATACCAATTACTTTAACGAAATGGCTTTCTCAATCGAGAAGCTTACCGTTACTGCTAAGTCACGCGCACTCAAGGCTGAGTATAGTTTAGAACTCGCACAAGACCTCAAGGCAATTCACGGTCTGAATGCTGAAGCGGAACTTGCAAATATTCTCTCAACTGAGATTCTTGCTGAGATCAACCGCGAAATCATTCGTACCATTTATAAGGTTGCTGTTCCTGGTGCTCAGGTTAACACTGCTACTCAGGGTACTTTTGACCTCGACGTTGACTCCAACGGTCGTTGGTCAGTTGAGAAGTTCAAGGGTCTTATTTTCCAAATCGAGCGCGATGCTAACGCTATCGCACAGCAAACTCGTAGAGGGAAGGGTAACATGATCCTCTGTTCTGCTGACGTTGCTTCGGCACTCACCATGGCAGGTGTTCTTGACTACACCCCAGCACTCAATGCTAACCTTCAGGTTGATGACACTGGTAATACTTTTGCTGGTGTTCTCCAAGGTAAGTATAGAGTCTATATCGACCCATATGCAGCAAACGTTGCTGCTAACCAGTTCTATGTTGTTGGTTATAAGGGTGCATCTCCTTATGATGCTGGTCTCTTCTACTGCCCATATGTACCTCTCCAGATGGTACGTGCTGTAGGTGAGCAAACCTTCCAGCCAAAAATTGGATTCAAAACTCGTTATGGAGTTGTTGCGAATCCATTTGCTAAGGGTGCTACTGCTCCTACTGCCCCAGATAACATTGCAACCAACTCAAACGTTTACTACAGAAGAGTTAAGGTCAGCAACCTCATGTGAGTTAATTCACAATCTGTTCAAGAGGGTCGAAAGACCCTCTTTTTTTATCTAAATACAAATAAAAATAATGTCCAATCCAATTTCTGCTAATCAAATTTCAAACAGAAATTTTTTATCTCCTGTAGGATTTAAATTTACTCTTGCCAAAAATCCTAAAGTATCATTTTTTTGCAATAGTGCAAAAATTCCAGAAATTACTTTAGGTATTGAAATGCAACCATCATATTTAAAAATTCTTGATGTTCCAGGTGATATTATAACTTATGGTGATTTATCATTAAAATTTTTAGTTGATGAAGATCTTGTTAATTATATGGCAATTCATAATTGGATTACAGGACTTGGATTTCCAGAAACAACAGAGCAATATAAAAATTTAATTCAAACTGAAGATGAACTACAAGATCCAAAAAAAGCATTTAGTGATGGAAGTTTATATATTTTAGACAATAATTATAATACCAATGCAGTCGTAAAATTTAAAGATTTATTTCCAGTTTCTTTATCTTCTTTAGATTTTGATGCAACTAAAACTGATGTTCAGTACTTTACAGCAGAGGTAATTTTCAAGTATACTATCTACAATATCCTAGACAAAAACAATAGTCCCCTATGAATCTTGATGAAATCCAGGAGATGTGGCAGAGAGATTCTGTCATCGATCCTGATAATTTACACGATGAATCTTTAAAAATTCCTCAGTTACATTCAAAGTATTATACAATCTATAATACCATTACCCTTCTCCGTGAAAAGGCAAGAGAAACTTATAATAGAGTCAGATTGGAACGCTATAACTACTACACAGGAAAGGCACCAGCAGAGGTTTATGTAGAAGAACCTTTTCCATATAAAGTTCGGGACAAAGAGGCGTTACAGAGGCATATGGACGCCGATGAGAGATTGAATAAAATTGATCTCAAAATCAGATATTACGACATTATCTTAAAGTTCCTTGAGGAAATTATTAAGACAGTTTCTAATCGAACTTATCAAATAAAAAATGCTCTGGAATGGCATAGGTTCCAAGCAGGATTTAATTGATCAAATAAATATTCATAACTGATATTTTATGAATGTCTCATTTGGTCATATCAAAAAAGAATGAGGTTTACTTGCAAATAGAAGCAGAACCTCATGTATATTATGAATTGAGAGATGCATTTCAATTCGATGTTCCCAACGCTAAATTCTCACCAGCATATAAGAACAAATGGTGGGATGGAATCATTTATTTGTTTAATGTAAACACGAAAGAAATATACGTTGGTTTATTAGATAAACTTATAAGATTTTGTGAGAATCACAATTACACTTATGAGTTTCGAAACAATAAGTATTATGGTCTTCCATTTGAAGTCAATGAAATGATTTCACATGAAGGTGTAAAAGACTATATGACTTCTATTTGCAAGTATGCTCCCCGCGATTACCAAGTTGAGGGAGTATACGACGCTTTAAGACATAATCGCAAGTTACTGATATCTCCAACTGCTTCTGGAAAGTCGTTGATGATATATTCGATTGTCCGATATTACGTTGAGAAAGGACAAAATACTCTGATAGTCGTTCCGACGACATCCCTTGTAGAACAGATGTATAAAGATTTTGCAGATTATGGATGGGATGTGGGTTCATTTTGCCACAAGATCTATGCTGGAAAAGAAAGAGAAACAGACTCTCAGGTAATCATCACAACCTGGCAATCTATCTACAAACTTCCCCGACAATATTTCTCAAGATTTAATGTGGTAGTTGGAGATGAAGCACACCAGTTCAAATCTAAGTCATTAGTATCTATAATGACAAAACTTTCTGATGCAAAGTATCGGTTTGGATTTACTGGAACTCTTGATGGTTCAGAAACTCATAAGTGGGTTTTAGAAGGTTTATTTGGGCCTTCTTACAAGATTATTCGTACAGATGAGTTAATGCAGAAGGGTCATGTTGCAACATTGGATATTAATATTCTTTTACTTAAACATAATCCTCATCGATTTGATAACTTTGAAGAAGAAGTTCAATATATTATCAATCATGAAAGAAGGAATAAATTTATTAAAAATCTTGCAATTGATCTTAAAGGAAATACCCTTATACTTTTTTCAAGAGTTGAAGGTCATGGTCAACCATTATACGAACTCATAAATAAGAGTATCTCTGAAAATCGTCAAATATTTTTTGTTCATGGAGGGGTTGCTACTGAAGATCGTGAACAGGTAAGAGAAATTACTGAAAAAGAAAATAATGCAATTATTGTTGCTTCATATGGAACTTTTTCCACAGGAATTAATATCAAAAACTTACATAATGTAATCTTTGCATCACCATCAAAATCAAGAATTAGAAACCTTCAATCAATTGGAAGAGTTTTAAGAAAAGGAAATCAAAAGACAAAAGCAACTTTATATGATATTGCTGATGATATTAGTTATAAGTCAAGAAAAAACTATACGCTCAATCATCTAATGGAACGTATCAAAATTTATAACGAAGAAAACTTTAATTATGAAATTGTAAATATTCCTCTAAAAGATCAATGAGTGAAGAATTTTATTGCGTTTTAAAATTAGTGTCTGGTGAAGAAATATTTTCACTAGTGGTTATAGATGAAAATGATGGAGATACTTTAATTGTTCTTCAAAATCCAGTTACAATTAAAATAACAAAAGAATATAAAAATACATATGTAAAAGTTAAACCATGGATTGATTTATCATCTGATGATTTCTTTATCATAAGACTTGATAAAGTTATTACAATGACTGAAAGTAAAGATATTAAAATAATTGAACTTTATAATAATTATCTGAACGATAGAGAAACAATTGACTCTTATAATTCTTCAGGTATCGTAAAACCTTCATCTAAAATGGGATATATATCATCAGTTGAACATGCCAGGGAAAGGCTTGAAAAGATCTTTAAAGGTATTAAAGAAAGCTAAGTTCTCATCTTCAATGGAGACAAACCTAGTCTACTGGTATTTGAGCATCTTGTCAAGCCCTTTGATGATGTGCTATAATAAACAAAAGTTATCGTAAATGAGTCCGATGTATGTCCAAGAAAAAACCAGAACATTATGTAAATAATAAAGAATTATTAGAAGCACTTATTGTATATCGTACAAAGGTTGCAGCTGCTAAAGAGGCAGGTCTTCCTAAACCACGTATTACAAACTATTTGGGAGAGTGTTTTCTAAAGATTGCGACTCATTTATCATATAAACCAAACTTTGTGAATTATATGTTCCGTGAGGATATGATTTCTGACGGGATTGAAAATTGTGTTCAATATATTCATAATTTCAATCCAGAAAGGTCACAGAATCCTTTTGCATATTTTACTCAGATTATTCATTATGCATTTTTGAGAAGAATTCAAAAGGAAAAGAAACAGTTAGAAATTAAAACTAAGATTATTGAGCGTACTGGGTTTGATGAGGTTATGACAATTGATGACGGATTACTTTCTGGCAACAATTCGGAATATAATTCAATGAAGGATAATATTCAATACCGCAGTAATCGATGAAAGTTGCAATTTTAACAGATACTCATTATGGTGCCCGCAAAGGTTCTAAACACTTGCACGATCATTTTGAACTTTTCTATAAGAATGTATTTTTCCCTGCCCTTGAAGAACACGGGGTAGAAGCAGTCATTCATATGGGTGATGCCTTTGATAGTCGTAAGTCAATTGATTATCAAAGTCTTGAATGGGCAAAGAGAGTTGTATTTGAACCTCTTCGGGGATATGATGTTCATATGATTATTGGTAATCATGATTGTTACTACAAGAATACCAATAGCGTTAATTCTCCAAGTTTGCTTCTTCAAACCTATCC